AGACAACAATGCAGAAGAAATATCGAGTTAAGCGACCAGTATTAGTAGAAGAAGGTAAACAGGAATTGAAGATTCCAGTTGCTGTTGTAGATGTTCCTAAAGTTGAAGTTGTGGTGGATGCTCCCATTGTCGTTCCTGCTGACGGCGATGAGAAAATTGAAAAGCAGGATGTGCTCAGTAAAACTATTAAGTATTGCAGTTGCGCCTCTGACGATGTTTGTCGAGACGTTATTCTACTAGCTGCTTTACAAGATTACTCATTGGAAAATGTTCGAGTTGGTGTTGGTGTGTCAAATCATCCACGCCTGAATGCTGAGCGAGCTGTGGCTGAGGCCATGGCTTTTCACAGTGCGCCGGGCGCAATTGTGGAGCTAGGGGGAAATGTAAAACGCCACGCAGCTTGTGGACGTTCGTTACACGTGTGTTTACCCGCATGTGAAACGAATGATAATATGCGAGTTGTGCGACCTTCCTTTGAAAACATCAGTTCTTGTGATCATTTTGGCCAAGAATGTGGATGTGGCATTTTTGAAACATTATTGTTGGTTCACACGTATCTGTCAGAAGCTGATCTTATTGCAGCTTATCGTAATTTGGGTGTCCGCCAAATGATTATTGTTTGTCATAAATTTGCCACTGTCTCTGGTGTGTTGAATGGGGAATCAGTTTACCAGGTTGAGCAAGAAGGATCACCCTGGGTGACGTTGAATCAGTTCTATAAGAATCCTAATCCCAGTAACTTAGTTCTGCAAACGACAGGGAATTTTACTACTCCCTATAGAACGCCTGATCTTGAGTATTTACGTAGATCAGGTAATTGGGTAACTACAGACTTATATACCATAGGTGAAAGTCATGTGGTCCAGTGTGTTCTTTTGGTTAAACCAGTCGTGGTGCCAGAGCCAGTGCATGTAGAGCACGTAGCAGTAGATCCAGAATCTATGATTGAATTGACCATACCAAGGGATACTTTAGGTACATGGTTGTTGAATAGAAGATATTTATATCCACTTAAGTGGTATCATTTCTGGAGGTTTCATGAATGGGTAACTCCTCATGCTACTTTTGATCGTGTGATGGTTCCAGCTATATTGGCGTCAGATTTAGCTTGTACCATTGCGGGCGACGAGATCAACGATGCATTAATTTTGCGTTGTCGTTCACGTGGCTTTGCTTTGATGCGCAAATGGAGCGTTGACCCATCTATCAAGCAAGTTTGGATAGATGCCGTCATTAAACACAGAACTCCTGTGCGGCAGATCGGTTGGCTCTGGTCTGTCGTCTGTGTTGTGTTCCACCATAGTGTTAGAGTAGGTAAGACATTGATTTCGTTAATTGGTTATCGTACCATTGCGATTAGAACTGTGAAGTCTTACTGTGCAAGATTTGTTGATTATGCGCGCCAGAGTTGTTCTGCGCAGTTACGCATTGCAGCAACGAGTTGTTGTGACAAGCCTTGCTTTAACTTTCTCACATATGACGGAGGTGATGTATCTCCCGTTTATCCATCGGTCTGCTCCCATAATATTAAAGCAACTTTAATGAATCGTGTGTTGCAGGAGAAGACTGGGACTAAGCAGTCCTGGAGCCATGTTTATGAATTATTAGATGAGTTCATTGCTAGCTCTATTGGTTACGACTTGGGGCGTATTGTCAGGTTCAATGAGTGGGTAGCGAGGTACCCTCCGCAACGGAGGGAGCGATTGAAAGAAGCAAAGAAAAGCTTGAGAACCCAACTTTTAGAAAAGCGCGATTGTGTTGTTTTCTGTTTCATAAAACAAGAGCCATTGTATTATGGTCCTGAAACGGAGGTTGAAACTCATGCGCCTCGGCCAATTCAAAGCCGAACTGACAGATATTTGGCCACCCTAGGACCTTTTGTGTACACCATCGGTAATCACATGAAAACGATGGTTCTTCACAAAGGTGAGATACAGGTATGTTACTGTTCTGGAATGGATCCTATGCAGATGGGCTCTGTTTACTCTGATTTTATGTTTCGCCATGGATATCCACTACGTCTACTTGAAAATGATTTTGGCAAGTTTGATGGTAGTCTTGGAGTTCCAGCGATTACTACGGAGTTGAGTATTCTGCAAAAGTTCTATGTCTCTACTGGTAAGGACAAATCCATTAAATTCGCACTTAAGCAACAACTTCGTACTGTTGGTCGAACTCATTGTGGTACTGTATATGAGGTTGACGGGTCGCGGAAGAGTGGTGATGTCAATACTTCTTGTGGTAATACTTTGTTGAACACTGGAGTTCACTTAAAATTGTTGAGTGATCTCGGCATTACTAATGCATCAATGATGGTTTTGGGTGATGATAACTTGCTATTCATGAGCGACGATGATCTTAGTCGTGTTGAATTGCATTTTGATCAAGTTGGGGAAATGTTTAAATCCCTTGGTCTAGATAGCAAGTTGAAATTTCCTGAATCTGATGTAGCTGAGTTTTGTTCCGGTCTTTTTTATTATGTTAGGACTGGCGGTGAGGTGAAACGTGTGTGGGGTCCCAAGCCTGGCAAACTTATGGTCAAGCTTGGTGGATGCCCGCATGTTCACTTAAGTATGCCACAACAGTTGTCGTACATGTATCATTTAGCTCAAGGCATGTATAACACTTATCATTATGTACCTTTGCTTCGGGAAATGGCAGAATGCATTATGAGACGATTACCGAATCAACCAGTTTACAAGGGCCCAGTAATTAATGTGGGTCTTTTGTTTTCTCCGAAAGACAATGTTGAGTTAGATTATCATGGCATGTCTCTGGATCTTGTCTGTAGAGTGTATGGTATTTCTAGGCAAGAAGTTGATCGTGTGATTTTGTTTTTTCAGAACAGCCCTCCCTTCGGATATGTGCGGGACCCATGCTTTCGGGCATTGTGTAACCACCATCAGAAGGCTTAACACTACCTTAAACCACTCTTGTAAATAATTTGTTCTAGTTTGTAGATTGTTATCTTTAATAAATTTTCTTGTTTGATTTACTTTAATAAATTTGTTGCATGTTTGACAGATGTCATTTCGTTATCACGGTAATTATTGCGGCCCTGGCTATACTGGTGGTAAATTCGCTGGTACAGGTGATTACTCCGTTGCTCCCACCGATGGGTTGGATTCTCTTTGTCGGGACCATGACTTTGGTTATGGTCTTGGAGATGAGGATTTGGCTGATCAACAACTTGTGAAGAATACAAGGTATGGGTTGGACAAGGAGGGCCTGCTAAAATTAGGTTTTACTTTGAAACAGAAATTGTATAATCCTTTGTTTGTCAACATGCCCAAGAACAAAAGTAAGCAAGTCGCTATGGTCCCCATGTCTGCCGCTAAGCAAGTTTTGTCTCAGGCTTTTAAAGCTGGGAAAAGACTGCAGCGTCAGGCTGACCGTTCATCCTCTAGTGGTGACATGTCTATGTCATCATCTAGTTTGATTCCTCAAGGTATGAATCGGTCACGGAATCGATCGTCTTCTAACAATGTTTTTGTGTACGAGAGTCCTAAGCATGGTGAGTTCGTTGCTGATATTAATGGTTCTGTGAGTTTGGTTGTCACAAACTATAATTTGAATCCCGGTAATGCAACGACCTTTCCTTATCTTTCCAAAATTGCTCAAAATTTTAATCGGTATGAGTTTGAATTTCTTGAGTTTGTTTATGAGCCGGCTGTTAGTCAGTATGCAGCTCAAGGTCAAGTTGGCAAAATCATTATGGCCTTTGACTTTGATGCAGCTGATCCATCACCGACTACAAAGACTCAACTTGAGGATATGGAACCTCACACTGATGGTCTCCCTTGTGAATATCTAAAGCTCTCTGTCAATCGTGCTGATTTGGGGATTAGTGGCCCGCGCTATGTACGTCTTGGCGCTGTGGCTGCTGGCCTTGATATCAAAACGTATGACATTGGTGCGTTGTTTTTGGCTTCTATAGCAAATACTAATACTACTGTTGCAGGTGAATTGCACGTACGTTATAGAGTCCGGTTGTATGATCCCATATTGTCTGCTCAAGCCGTTGCAGCTGCTAACATTTCAGTTTCGTTGTTTGGCACTAATGGTAATGAGTCAGCTCCAACATCTACTGTCAGTTTTACTCCTGTGTTAGGGCTAACATTGTTAAATGGCCTGAGTCTTGTTAACACATCTGGCACTATAGTTGTTCCTGTTGGTACGTTTTTGATTGACTATATGGCTAATGCAACCAATGTCTCTGGTGCTAATCTCACTGCCGCATACTGCGCATTGTACGATGTTACCAACGCTGCCTATTTGACACCTGCTGGATCTGCTGGTACTCCTGAAATTATTATCAGTGCAGGAACTACCGAGATATCAGTTTCTGGAACATGGGCATTGGTGAATAATGTCGCACGAAGCATTAAATTGTTATGCAGTACAACTTTTAGCTCTGGCACTGTTTATTGGTATGGTTCTATACGCATCGCGTTGGCTTAGTTGTTTGTATTGTGTTGTGTTGTTTTGGTTGTTTGAAATCCCAAGTCATGATGTGGGTTGAATAAATAAACATGACTAAATATGTGTTTGTTTGTTGTCTTGATTTGTTACCTGGCCACCTTCGGTGGTCAGGAGCGCGCAGGAACCCGTAGGGTCTTGATTATCCGCGCTTAAGAAATAGGTTCTCAGTCAACAAGCCTCTGGTCTTAATTGTTGATTGCGTGGTATCCAGTGACCATTTTGAATGTAAG